TGTGATTACCTCCGAATTTACTTTCCAATATTCACATCCAGATATCTGTTGGACACAAGGATGCCTTTCTCTTTTATTCTAGCACATACGGCAAAAAGTTCAAGACAAAATTGGCTTTTTGTGCTACAATTTTTGACTCACACATCATCGTTATTTTCCTGCCAAAGCAGTAAAACACGCTCCGCGTATTCCTCCACAATTTCCCGTAAACCACCTTCCACAAATTTCAATTTTAAGCTATGCACTTTTGATTCACGATTTTTCTTTTTAAAAATGCAGAAAGTTCCAGCCGGTTCATGCATTTTTTACGTTAAAACGCAAAAAAAAGAGCCATTCTCCCGATCCTTCGAGAGAACAGCTCCATAGTATTGGCTTTATAAATATCAGATAGAAATGGTGTTACACAAACCCCGTACCGTTGAATTTTGCTCGTATTATCGATATATTTTCGTCAAAAAATCCACCCAAACAATGCCCCGTCCAAATCCATTCGCCGTCTATCGAGTCCAGTTCTCTTGTTGATTATCAATCTTCTTATAATATCGCATTTCCTCTAAAAATAAAAGTCCCTGTAACTTTCGCTCACAGCTCCCACTCAGAGCCATAAACGATCGTTGCAGGGGCTTTCTTCATCTTACCGGTCACTCCATTTTGAATTTTCGGCAGTTCCTGCCTTCGGTGAGTGCCAGATGAACTATTTTCAGGCAGTGCAGAAGAAACATTCAGCGTTGGATACGTGTGTGGATCACGTTTTCCGCTTCTGCCCTGCCCAAAATATCATTTTTACTTTCCGCTCTTTGCCTTCAGGCGGTCGTACTCCTTGTCGGCCGCAATGGCTTCCTTCGTAAAGGAATTGTTCTTCCACCATGCGACAAGTGCCGCAATGGTCGTGATGCCAGCCGTCACCAGCTGCTCCACAGTGGTGCTCTCGATGGGCAGCGGGCTCTTGCCCATGGCGCTCAGCATCTGGTTGGTCAGAGCCAGCAGAAGAACGGCGGTACGTGCAATGGTGCCTGCAGTAATGTTGAAATTCATACGTTGCTCCTTTCGTGTTCGTATTCATGTACTTCGATGTCGGACATTCTGTGGTTCAACACCTGAATGTCTCTCTGGATGACCGGGATCTTCTCCGCAAAACCGTTGTGCTTGCGGACTTCCCGGGTCAGCTCCTCAATTTTGTATTCCATCACGGCATTGGAACGCGAGTTTGCGATCAGTACGCCGATCAGGGTCACAACACCGCTGAGGATGGCGGCAATGATGCTTTCCATCGGCGCTCACCCCTTCCAGCGGCTCTTGGCTTTGCGCACGTCCACATGCACCCAGCCGTTGGCGCGTCCCAGACCGGGCGGGTAAATGCCGCAGCCACCGGCGTTGCCCAGCAGCTTGTCCGCGTAGGCATACACCTGCTCCACGCTGACGCCCTGCACCTGAATGTCTGCCGCTTTGCCGTACAGATGCTGGCTGAACTTTGCGGCATTCTTCTGCTTTGCGTTCCAGCTTGCCGTGCGGAACCCACTCGTGATGGTCACAGGCTTGCCAAAGTGCGTACGGATCTTCTCCAGCACCTCCACAAGCGCCGTGTCAATGAACACCGGGTCGCTGCCGTCACGGCAGTAGAACTCGCGCACCTTGAAATGCTCCGAGAGCTTTTCGTTTCCATTTTTCAAAATGGAATACGCTTCCAAACTCAAATATCATCCTTCCTTTCATCTTCCAAGCCGGAATGCTCCTTCTACCCGTTTCAGCGGCTTTACCTCCACAGGCAGGGTATCTGCACACAGCATCGCCGCCACCGGCTTTGCTGCAGCATTCGCTGTGATCTTGATATTTCCCGTCACCGATGCCATTTTGATTTGCGCGCTCGTGTTGTCCTCTGCCATGACAACACAACTTCTGGTCACATCCGTGCCGCCCATCTCTACGGTCAGTTCCAGCATTTCCTTCTCGCTATCGCCTACGTTGAACACATTTTGATAGCTCATGCCGGCAACGATGCTCCCCACCGGGTTTGTCTCGCTCACGCCGTCCAGTGCCCGCTCAATGGTAAAGCTCTCGTAAGCGCCTACCGTCACGGCGCACTCGGCTTTCACGCCGCCGCACTCTGCCGTCACCACCGCTGTGCCTTTCCGCAGGGCTAGAATGGTTCCATTTTGAGTAATTTTCACCACGTCCCGCGGTTTCGCGGTCACGTTCATCTTGCGGTAGAACGTATTCGTCGGCCCAACGCCCACCAACAGCTGGTACTCCATGCCTCTGTTCAGCTTCAGGTCGTATACGTTCAGCGCCACGGCTTCCACCTTCAGGGTGTACATGGTCGGGTGCAAGTTGTACTCCAGCGTGATCTTCGAGTGTCCCTTGTCACTTTTGAACTGGTCCACCCACAAGAGACCCGAATAATAATGGCCGGGATTGTCCTCCAGCGCAAACCGCACCCGCTGTCCCTTCAAGGTCTCGCAGATGGTCGTGTACGCGGTCTCCCAGTCCCAGCCAGCATAGTCGTTTTCGAGGTAGAACTCAATTTTTCCGGTACGGTCATCGTAGGTAGGGCGGTTTGCAGGGGTACGGCTGTAGTCCAGTGCGCCGTCTCTGCCGGGCACAGTCACGAACTTTGTCCGCTCAATGGGCGGTGCGATCACCGGCCGCGAGGAAGGGATCAACTTCCAGTCGTCCCAGGTGTCAATGTAGTTGTCGCCTACATTTATAATAAGAGAATGGTACATTGATCCTCCTCACTTGTTGATGTATCCAATGGTGGACTGGATCGCGTTCCACGCCTTGCCTGCCGTCGCAAAGTTGCCCGCCTGCAAAGACGAGAGCTTTGCCGTGGTCGCACCAAAGGTAAAGTCTTTCTGGTCCAGCTCATGCAGCGGGATCACTTCCTTCGTGCAGGGCAGCCAGTCATCGATACCGTGCGGCTCCGAGAGCACGTACGTCTCCTTCATAAAGTCCAGCCGGTCGGTGTCCACACCAATATCACACAGGTCTGCAGCGTTGATCTGCACACTTCCGGTGAAACCGCTGTACTTTTTCAGCTCGTCCGTGGCCTTCTTCAAAAGGCTGTCTTCCGTGGAATCGGTCCCTTCCACCACAAGTACGCGCTGGCACAGGCCGTACTTCTTGATGGATTTTCCGTTGTACGCTTCCCGTGAGATGGGGTTCGTGGTCTCCCAGATGAACCATCCGCTCTTGTACCAACCATATGCCTTCACCGAGTTCACGATGTCCCCGGCCTTGATGTAGTACGAAATGTCCAGCAGGTTCTTTCCAAGCTCGATTACCTGATCGGTCTTGTCGTTCAGTTTTGCCAGATAGTCCAGATATCTTGTGTAAACGCGCACGCCGTCCACCATTTTGATTTCTTTGCGCAGGCGCAGATATCCGCCGTACTTTCCGGTCAGGCTGTTCGTCAGTACGCTCCAGCAGTCGCTGATGGCCTTGGTCTCCTTGTCCGTGTCGCTTTCCGGCTTTTCTATGGTCACATTTCCGGGCAGGAACACCTTGCCTTCGCCCTTGAAGCCGACGTGTTCTTCCGGGTCGTCCTCCACGGTCAGCGCCAGTGCCAGCAGTTCGGCCGCCGTGTAGAACTTGTTCTCCACCCGACAGTCTCTGTCCTGCAAGTATCCAAACTCGCTCTCGCAGGTCACTTCCATGTCCAGTTCAAAGTTCTTTTCCATTTCGGTGATATAGCCCATAAAGATCTCGCGGCCGTCCTCTTCTATGCTGACTACCGGCTTTTTCAGCTCCAGCTTGTCGTAGAACGGGTTCGAGACGGGCACTGTAAAGGTAAATGAGCTGATCTCGTTGGCCTCCAGTGTCACTTCCGGGTCAAGGATCACCGGTGCATTCTCGTTGAACGGATCGTCCAGAATGTTTCGCTCTGTCCAGTAGTAGCTCTGTCCATCCGCCGTGCCTTTGATCTGCCCGATGTACACCACGTACCCGGATGAACGGATGCGGTTCACCTTGCAGCTTTTCCGGTTAGTGGTCCGGCCGTCGCTGGCTTCTACCGTCAGGATATAGTCGGCGTTCCAGTCAAAGCTTTCCAGCTCTTTCTGTGATATTTCAAACCGATATACTCCATTTTGAATTGCCCTAAACGTCCTGCGCACTTTGCCGTTCAGCTTTTCGGTCACGGTAATGGTGTCGCCATCTGCATCATAAACGCGGTACGGCAGCCCGAACTTTCCCCACCGCCCAAATACGCCGTTCATGCCAAAGTAGTTGCTCTGGATCTCCGGCCCGCTATTGGCTGTCAGGCATCCATCATCGTCCACCGTGGCATTCTCATCCACGCAGAAACATACGAGAATATTCGAGCTGGAAACGCCCCACTGTCCCGTTGTCGTATCCCAGTAGGTGTTAATGTACCCAGGTGACCCGGGGTCGGCATCTCTGCCGTGCTTCACGTAAAGGCTCAGCGCCTCTCCGCGGGTGTTATCGCCATCCTCGTAGTTTTTACTGCTTCGCGTGCTGAACACGTACTTCCACAGTTCGTAGATGTTGCTTCCTTCGGTAATATCCGCCCTTCCGCCGCTCAGACTATCCTCAAAAAATCTTCGGATTCCAGTAAACAGCGCCGTATCTCCGCTGAAGTCTACTACCCTAGGCACAAAGAACCGCTGTTCTTCCAGCGTACCGCTCTCACTTGAACCATAATCGTACCGGATCGTCACCGGCACGATGGTCTTCAGCGTGTCCTCACTCAGCCGTGCTGCGTAGGTGTTTTCCAGCCAGTTGCGCAGGGTCGGCTCGTTCTTCCACGAAACATCTTTCTCGTTGTTGCCCCACTGCACTGCGTCTTTCAGCAGGGTGGTGCGCATCAGCATGGTCTTACCCTTGCCGTTCAGGTCTTTTTCGTAGTTGTGCTGGGCCACCACAAACTCTGCTGCAACGCCGTCCTCGTACACTTTCAGGGTATCACCGGGGCTCAGTTCTTTGATGATTGCCATTTTCTCACTTCACTTTCGCTGCAGTCAGCCGTCCCATCCGGTCGTCGATGTAGCCAATGGCCTTTCTGCCGTTGATGGTCACGCTCATGCCCTTGATGCTCTCGGCCACGCCGTCCATGTGCCCGGCCAGTGCGTTGATGGCACGCAGAGTGTCCTCATTTCCGGCGCTCTTCAGTCCATTTTGAAGCTGCACTTCGGCATCGATCTTGTCTGCAAGGTTCCGGCTCACGTCTCCGTCAAGGCTCAGCGATTTTGTCGCCGCAAAGGCATTGTCGATCTCGTCCGCACCTTCCAGCACGTTGGTCAGGTCCACCACGGGCACGATCTGGGGCGTGTACTCGTAGTCGTCGCCCATCACTTTGCTGATGGTTCCAAGTGTGCCCTTCGCAATGTCCATGGCGTTCTCGGTCATGTCGCTCACGGCATCGTCCACAATGGGCGCATCTTCCTTCACGCCATCGCTGATGCCCTTGTCGATCTCCGAGCCAACGTCCTTTGCGCCAGTGGCCTTTTCCTTCTTCCGACTGCTGATAAACCACGCAATACCGCCGATCAGTGCCGCGATAGCTGCAATAATACCCACCACAATCAGCAGTTCCGGCAGCACCGCCAGTATGGAAGCGCCCAGCCCGCCAAGTGCTTCGCCAATGCCGCCAACTGCCATTCCTGCACCGGCTCCTGTCGTTCCCAGCTGTCCAAGCATGGGCAGCAGTCCACTCAGGGAATTGCCGACATTTGCCGCGGCTGTCCCGATGTTGGCAAGCTTTCCTGCAAGGTCTCCATTTTGAATTCCGGAAAACAGCTTCAGCAGCATGTCTCCTGCCCCGCCGGTCAGCTGCTTTCCGGTGTCCGTAAACAGCAGATCGATCAGTCCCGTTGCCGCCGAAATGATGGCACCGGCGTAGTCTCCCTGCATGGCGGATGCAATGGCCGAGACGAATTCCGTCCCGATTTCCATGCCTTCCTCGCTGAATGCCGCCTTGAATACGGTGCTCAGGGTGTTTGTCATCTCCTCGCCCATGGCTCCGGAGACCTTCGTCCACACCTCGCTGCACGCATTGCTGATGGGCACCCAGTTCTTCTGGATGGCATTGGCAAGCTTTACCACCGCGCTTTTGGCGCTGTCCTCAAGGCCCATGGCATCTGCCAGTGCCCCTGCAAAGCTCACCATAGAACTGCGGGAGGAGAGCAGCTGGTCCTTCAGGTCGTTCACGTCGTCTTTGCTCAGCGGATTGCCATTCAGGTCTTTGCCGTCCGCCAGCTGCTGCTGGATGAGCCGGGTCTTTTCCAGCTCGGCATTCATGTTCTGCAGCGCTTCCACTGTGCCCAGAATGCTGGTCGTGATGCCCTGATACTTCGCTTTTCTTGCCTCAGCGCTGTTTTCGCCGTACTGCTCCACCGCCTGCTTGTAGGCGTCCTCACGGTCTTTCAGGCTGCCGTCGCCGTAGATGCTCGTCAGCAGGTCCATCCGACTCTGCATCCTGCTCTGTTCGTCCTTGATGATGGAAAGCTGCGCATCCAGCTTGTTCAGAGACTGCTTTGCAATGTCATTTTGAAGCTGCAGGCTCTCGGTCTGTGCATCCAGATAGTCGTTCCAGGCTTCCTTTGTGCGCAGGTCGCTTTCGCCGTATTCCTTCCGCAGGGTCTCCCACTGCTCTTTCGCCTTGGCTTCTTTTTTCTGCTTCAGCTCCAGCTCGTTCTTCTGGTACTCGGTCTCCCGGTCGATCTTGTCCAGCTTTGAGGCAGTGTTGCTGTTCTGGGCCGTCCAGAGGTTATACTCTTTTTCCAGTGTACCAAGGTCGGTGTCATACCGCTTCGTGATGTCTTCAAACAGGCCGGTGTACTGGTCTGCCTGCAATTTCGCAAGGCTGGTCTTTTCGCTCAGCAGGCTGGCGTAGGCTTCCTTGGTCTCGGTCTTGTCCGCGCCCCAGCGCTTCAGCATTTCGTCGTACTTTGCCTGTGCAATGGCCACCCGGTCGGTCTGATTCGCAATTTCTGCCGCCGCGTTCTCCATCTTCTTCGCCAGCAGCGTGTCCTCGTCCGCGCTGTATTGGTTCTCGGTCTGCCACAGCTCGTACTCGCTGTCCAGTGCTTCCCGTGCCGCCTTGTTTGCTTCCAGCTTCGGCTTGTACTTTTCCTCGATCTGCTGGGCCACGGTCTTCTTCGTGCCGGAGCCGGAGGATTTTTTGGTCTTGCCGCCGCTGCCTGTCGGATTCTTGGCATCCTTCGGGTCCTTCTTTATATCCGCGTCAAGGTCTTCGGAAGTCAGTCCGGTCTTGCCGCCTGGCTGCTTCACGCGGTAGCCCGATATTTCTTTTTCATACCATTCGTCAAAACCCGGCATTCCCTGATATTCACTGCCGCTGAGCAGTGCATTTTGAAACTGACTGCCGTAGTTCTTTGCCTTATTCAGCAGTCCCGGGAACAACTTATCCAGCCAGCTTCCGGCAGAATCCAGCATTCCGCTGATACCGTCACCAATGGCAGCCGTGCCGTCCGTTCCGGTCAGTCCTTCCTTGAAGCCCTCCGGGATGTATTCGCTCAAGGTCGCCATCCGTGTAGAGGGCGAGTGAATGCCCCAGAAATTGCGGAAGAATGTTTCTACGGTACTGCACAGTGTCGCTATACCGCCGGTCACAGCGTTCGTGCTTTCCGGACCGGTCAGGCCGTTTGCAAGGCCCTCGGCCATATAGGTGCCGTACTCCGTCATTTCCCTCTCATCCGCTGCTGTGTCAGCAGAGTCAAGCAAACTTCCAAGCAGTCCGCCTTTCACGGTAAACCAGTTCGCCGGGTTCAGCTGTTTGCCGATCAGTTCCCCGGCTTCGTCTTTTTTCTCGCCCAGCCATTCCACAAACTGGCTCCACAGCTCTTCCAGCGCGCCTTCAATGCCGTTTCCCTCGCCGCCTTCTCCGCTCCATGCCCAGCCGATCAGGTCGATCACGGTCTGGATCAGCACTTTGCAAAGGGTCAGCAGCGCCGCGCCGATCGGCTCCGCGCAGTTATTGATAGTATTGCAGATGGCTGTCAGGATCGCTGTCAGCGCCGCTTCAATGTCGTCTGCCGCGTTCACGATCACCTCGCGTAGCGGTCCTGCAAATGCACTCAGCACGGTCAGGATCGCAGCAGCAATACTCAGCTTGATAATTCCGCCTGCAAATGCACTGAAGGCTTTACCAAGGCTGATAAGACATGCCGAAAATACCACCATGCCTGCCGCCACCGGTGTAATAGCACCAACGGCAAACAAGCCCAGCATGATGCCAATGGTTCCGATCACTCCCGCAAAGGCTTCTCCTGCCGTCAGGCTGGCCAGTCCCTTAAAGGCCGGTGTCAGGATCAGCAGTGCAGTGGCCAGCATCAGGCAGGCACCGGCTGCAGATGCCAGATTTGCGGAAACAAATCCAAGCCCCCAGCATCCTGCGATCAATACGCCAAGTGCTGCTGCAAGGCTGAACACGCTCTTTACAATATCTGCAAAGTCAACATCCGCCAGCATTTTGATAGCCAGCGCCATTTCGATCATTGCCGCTCCCATGGCCACCATTGCCACCGCCGCAGCCGTGCTCTCGGGTGCCTGCTTGCCAAGCAGATACAGTGCGCCTGCCAGTTCTACCAGCATTAAGCTCACACCGGCCATACCAGCGCCGCCGGTGTCCGTCCCCATTGCTTTGCCCATCTGTTTTATGGCAGCTGCCATCACCAGCAGCGAAGCACTGGCGATCACCATGCTCTCTGCACCCATTTTCATCCGCAAGGGGTTTACCTTCGTGTTTGCCATCAGCACCAGCAATGCCGCAATGCCGCTCACTACCAGCCCTGCGCCCCGGATACCGTCCATCATGCGGTCGCCAAGGCTTGCAAATATCGCCACAGCCCCTGCCGCCATCAGCAGCGCCGTTCCCATTGCATTGATGGCAACCAGCATTCCGCCCAGCTTCACAAGATACTTAATGATCTTGTCAAGGGTGCTCACGTCTGCTTTTCCCGCCAGCTTCTGCGCAAAGCCTGCCGCTACAGTCAGGATACTCATGGCAATGGCTACGCCGTTGATGGCTTCCACGGCCCCGTCAATGTCAAGGCCGTTTGCTTCCGCTTTTGCCAGCGGGATCAGTGCCAGTGCGATCATATCCACCGCCGCAGCCGCAGCCACAAATCCGCCCGCACCCTTCACGCCGCCAAGCTGCTTGTTGAACAGCGCCAGCAGTCCGGTCATTCCGGCCAGCATCGCCGCAATGTGCCCAACCGCTTCCACGCTTTTCTCTGCCTGGGCCGCGTCCATTTTTCCCAGCTTTGCAACCGTGTTCGTCAGCGCCGCCATGCCGATGCTGATAGCTACAACGGTCCCGATCAGTTTCGCCGTGTCCAGTCCTGTCAGGTCGGTGGCTGCCAGCACTTTCAGTGCCACCACCATGCTGAACAATTCTGAGATCACGCTGGCCAAAGCCTGCACCGCCCGCGTCGGGTCGTTGATCTTCGCCAGCAGATACATACTCCCGCTGATTAACGCCACTGCCGTTGCAATGGCCTTCGCCGCTGTGGCAAGGTTGTTCGTGGTGTTTGCCTTCGTCCAGGTGTTCACGGCACCCGTCAGGCTGTTAAAGAAATCACCGATGGGGTTCGCCAGTGTTTTCTTGAAGTTGTCGCTTGCCTTCTTCAGCAGCACCGTTGCACCGTAGATTGCTGCCGCCAGTGCGCCAACGTCGATCAGCGCCAGCAGCCGGTAAAGATCCACTCCATCCTGCAGGTTTAAGAAATCCTTCACCGCGCTGAGTGCATTCCTGCACGCACCGCTGATGTTGCTCATAATGCTGGTCAGCGTTCCGCCAAAGTCCGCAAGCGCCTTTTCTGCCTTCTCCGGCAGGCTCAGCACCACGTCCCGGATATTCTCCAGCAGCGGTACCTTGCTGTCGGCAAACTCGCTCACCGTGTCCCCGGCACCCTTGAACCCGTTGAATGCACGGCCGATCAGCGCACCCATACCCTCAAAGGCTCCCAGCAGAATGCCGCCCAGCAGTTGGAACGCCGTACCGATGACGTTTCCTGCCGAAACACTGCCTATTTTGAATTTGTCCAGCACACTGCCCACTGCATCCACCACGGTGCCGAATGCGCCGAACTGCTTCTTTGCCTCTTCCATGCTTCCACCGCGCACAAGGGCCTTCACGCCCTTCACCACGTCCGCAATGGGGCTCAACAGCGCTGCAACAGCACCCACAAGGATACCCAGCACGTCGCTAAGGCTCTCTGCCTGTCCAAGGCTTTCGTCCACCCATGTCAGCAGATTGCCGATGCAGCTTCCAATGTTCAGCAAAAGGTCACCCATCGGGCTCAGCAGATCCAGCAGCTTTCCAAGGATCATAAAAGCGGTCTTGCCAACCGCCTTCACGCCCTTCAGCCCGATGCTCAACACCCGGAATACGCCGGTAAATACTTTCTGTACCTTTTCCGCAGTTTCTTCGCTCAGCGCCATTTTCCCGGTCAGCTCGTCAAACCCCTTCAGAAAGTTGTACAGCGGGCTTCCGTCGGTCATGAACACATCACCGAATCCGTCCCGGATCGGGCTCAATACACTGTTGATGCCTTCCAGCACGTTCAGGATGCCGTTAAAAAAGTGCTCCCGGCCGCTCAGCTGGTTCATCTTGCCTGCAAGGTCGTCCAGGTTCACACTGCCATTTTGAATTTGCTCCGCCAAGGAGTCGTAGGCATTTGCCAGCGCGTACACCTTGTCCCGGTCAAACCCCAGCTTATTCAGCTCTTCGTCGCTCATGGCAGCACGCTGATGGTAATGCTCAGCCGCTTCACCAAGCACTTCATACAGCTGCTGGGCGGTCACGCCGCTTTCTTCCAATGCCTTCTGGAAACTGCCCGCCTCTTCAATGCCTTCCTCGCTCAGCAGGCCCTGATTCACCAGCGCTTTCTGCAAAAGGCTTGTGTAGTTGTCTCCGGCGTCACCAAAGCCTTCCGTTCCCAGCAGCTGGTCAAGGCCGGAGTCGAAGGCACTCTTCAGCCAGTTGTTCCGCCCGGCCGCACCGCCTGCGAACATGTTCCAGAACTCTTCCGCCAGATCGCTCCAGAATCCCTTTGCTTCCTCGTAGTTGCCAAACAGGATATCAAAGGTCTCCATCCAGCCGCTGCTCACAGCGTCCTTCGTAGCGTCCACCGCTTCGCTGAAGCTCTTTGCCTCCTGTGCCGCCTTAAAGGCCTTCACAGTCACTTCGTCGTACTTGTCAGCCAGGGCATCAATAGCCTGCGATGCCAGCATACCGGGATTCGCGTCCACCATCTTCTTCACGGCTTCGCTGAACTCGGCAAACTTGCCAAAGGCGGTCTCCATCACCTCTTTGTCAGCCCATTTTTTCGATAGCGTTGAGCTGAACGTGCCAACCGTTACAGCGCCTTCTTTGATCTTGCCAAGCGCTACACCGGTTTCGATGATCTGCTTTTTCAGCTCAGCAGTTGCCACGCCCGCAAGCTCTACCGATTTCCAGTCCATCAGGCTCAGATAACCCTGACTGTAACTCTGGTTCAGGTTATAGATCACGCGGGAGAACTCGCTTGCACCCTTGCCTGCATAGGCCGTGGCGTTTGCCATGCCCATGATCATCGGGATAACTTTCTCAATGTCACCGCCGGACGCTGTAAGCTGTCCAAGGGATTGTGTCATGTCGGTAAAGCTGTAGCTTGTCTCGTCCGAAAACCACATCAGCTTGCTAAGGTAGCCGTTCACCTTTGCAATGCTCTTACCCGTCGCATTCATGATGGTCTGCACGCTGGCGGTCTTCTGAGCATACTTGCTCCAGCCGCTCGTCACTTGATCGAGGGAAAGGCTCTTTACCAGTCTTTCACCGGTATCAATGGCCTGCCTCGTAATGTGGCTCAGGGCCGCAACGCCCATCACTTCCACGGCCGAAAACTTTCCGCTCAGGTCGTCCAGCGCACCCTGCATCTCGTCAAAGTCCACTTTAGCCGATGCATCGCCGATCTTTTCAAAGCCCTTTTCCGCTCCGTCCAGCCGTAAGCTGTCGTTCAGCTTTTCGAGGCTCTGCATGGTCTGGTGCACATTCTTCTCAAACTGCGCGTTGTCAAACCGCATTTCTACTACGCGCTCGTCCACTTCCTGGCTCACAGGCTCTTTACCTCCTTCCACAATTCATCGGCCAGAGCAGAAAAAATCGGAGCCAGGGCAGGGTTAATATAATCTACCCCCTGCACATAGGCCCCGTTTCTTGTGCCGTGTCCGTATTGTAAGATCACCGCAATGGGCACTCCGTCCACAATGTTGGAGTTCTTCCAGCACAGCGTGGCCCCGCTCTTGTCCATTTTGATTTCGTAGCTCCAGCTTGCCGCTGTCTTTCCGGTGGCTTTCGGGGTGGCATCCGCAAGCCGTTCTACACCCAGTTTTCCGTATTTCTCAAGGATTGGTCGCACGCTCCAGCTCTTGATGTGGCTGAAAAAGGTCAGGCTTTTCTTAAAGTCGCCTTTCTGCCGGATCTCAATTACCTTGCTCAAAAGCTCTTACCCCCTCGAGTGAAACTTCGCCCTGCGCTGTGCATTCAGCGCCCGGATGTGCGCCGCCTGCTCGTGTCTGCCCATCTTCTCGGGCGGCAGGTTCTCTTCACCGCAGGCCCGGATCAGCGCCAAAAGCCGGTTCAGGTGCCACTTTTCGCACTCGAATGGGATGCCGTAGCTTGCCATGGCGGCATAGAACAGGTCTGCCGTCTGGTAGCGTGCGCGCTTCTTGCCGCCTTTGCGGTCTTTAAAGGTCGCGGCCGTCATCGGGTCGCTCATATATCGTTGAATGGCCAGCCAGTCTTCCCACCGCAGTCTTGCGTATACGGTCGGGTCCACACCTTTTGTCAGAGTCATGCATCGGACGAAATCCAGCGTTTCTTCGCGTGTTTTCTTCACATTTTCGTCCAAGTACGGCTTGTGCCACTTACTTTCCCATTTAGACAGGGAGAGCAGGCTGTATTCTAACCTCAAAGTTACCGGCTCGTCGTATACGAACATGTTTGTTCGCTCATCCCAGCGTTCTTCGCCGGGAATATGCAGCTCCAGCATTCTTTCACTCTCCCTGTGCTCTTAAATGTGCTCCTTTAAAAGGCTCCCTCCAAGAGGGAGCTGGCGCGTCAGCGCCTGAAGGAGTAAAAAAATAAAGGCTGCCCGGAAATTTCCCGGCGCAGCCTCTCTCCGCCAAAGCGGAAAAATATCAGAGCTTATCAGCCCTGTTCCGATGCCACGCTCAGTGCGGGCGCAGCGCTTGCGGCTGCGGCCATCTCCATAGCCGGGTTCTGCTTCGGCATGTCGGCGGGCATAATGCCGTTCACAAAGGCGCTTGCTTTGGCCTCGTTCGTCACCAGATCCATGTAGATCATGCTGTAGGCCGGATGTGCCTCAAACTCAGCACGGATGGTGTCGTTCTTCATGAACAGGCGGCCGTCTGCGCTCTTCTTGCCGTAGCTCTTCAGCACCACATCCTTGAACAGCTTCACCAGCTCCAGCTGACTCTTCGCTGCAATGATCCTCTTGATGTAGGCACGCATGCCGCCCTCCATACTCAGCTCCATCTCGGTGATCTCCGCCTTCGACAAGTTGAAGTAGAAGTCCTCGGTGCGCTGGTTGCCGTCATAGTCGGTATAGGAAATGGTCTTTTTCAGCATCTTAATCTCTCCTTATCGGTTCATTTTGATTTTTTCTCTCAGCAAAGCTCGCCCCTTCGGGAGAGCTGCAAGCAGCACCGGCAAACGCCGGACTGCGCGCTGAGAGGGCGTTTTTACACAGCAGCCTTTACTGCAGCGAGCAGCTCGTCCGGGGTGGGCAGCTTTGCCTCCTCGCTGTCGGTGCCGTACAGCAGGTCTTCCACGGCCTTCATCTGCTTTGCGGTCAGCTCAGTGCTGTCAAACTCTGCTACCGCCGCAGCCTTCAGGTCTGCAATGTTCACAGGCACGGTATCGCACTCCCAGCTGAAGGTCTCGGCATCCGGGCTGTCGTTCATAGTCTCGTGGCTCTTCTCAGCAGGCTTTGCGGTCGCATTCCACACCACATGGATGATGTAACCGGCATCGGGGTCCTGATCGGTGCCCACCTTGGTCTGCCATGTAAAGCCGAATGCCTTGCGCTTCTGCTGGCCGATGCGCACGCCCTTCACAGGACTGCCAAGACCGTCGCAGGGTTCAAACTCGGGCGGGTACATATAGGATTCAATGGTAAAGCCGTAGTCCTCGCCGGAGATCAGGCGGGCGTACTTCATGTTGTCAGCCCACAGGTCGGTAGGTTCTGCGCCGCTGGGGCTTTCCGTCACGCCGGTCAGGCCGTTCCATGCAGCGCCATTGTCGTAGCCCTCGCCATCGGCCTTGGGGTAAACCACGCCGTGCGAAACACCGGCGTGGAACTTGCGGGTACCGTCAACGTCCCAATTCAGTTTTGCCATAGGGTTTTATCCTCCTTTATAAATAGGTATCAGTACCACACGCTGAATACGTCGTGGTATAAGTTGTCCGAAATAAAATGGCGGTCATGAGAAGCCTTTGCAAGCAAACCCATGGCCGCCGTCATTTCGCTGTCCGGTTTCGTGTCGATCACGGTAACAGAATAATGGAAGGTCTGGCGGTATACGCGGTCGTCAGCCTTCGGGCTGCAGATTTTTTCCAGCTTGTAGCAAATACAAGGGTATTTCATCCGCAGGTTTGCAGGCGGCTGGTAGTACACGTTTTCACTGCCGCACCGCTGTTTCACGATGCTGCGCAAAAGCGCATCCAGCCCGGAGCGTCTTTCACTCAGTTTCATTGCCATGCCATAACCCTCCCAGCGTCAGCACGATGCGCGGGTACTCCACGCTCGCGTCCGTCACCTTCCATTTTCCGCCGTAAAGCGTCGCATACCGGAGATTGCAAAAGTGCTCCTGAACATACGGGTCAGCGATGATGCTTAACGTGTTCGCAAGGCTGATATCATCGTTCACCTTGTCGCCGGACTGTAACCTGCGCATGTTCCGTGTCAGGTCGCCGTAACAGTCACGCTCTGTCACGATCTCCGAGTGCACACTCAGCTCTGTCTCCTTGGTCTCCACGAAACCAAGCTTCCCAAACCACTTGCTCATAGCACTTTCACTCCATTTTGAATTTTCTGCTTACTTTTCGGCAGAAGCAGCCCATGCCTGGGTCTTCACGGTCTCACCGGTCACAACGGTGATCACACCGGTCGCACCAAAGGCCACAGGCACAAGATAGTTTGCGCCCTCCACGATCAGCAGACGGCCCTTCACGAAGGCATTCTCGATCTCGGCCTTGGTCGCGGTCTCCTTATAACCTTCGTCGGCATACAGCTTGTGGTCAGCGGTCTTGCCATAGGCCACATAGTTTGCAACGTGCAGGTCCTTTCCCTGCTCATAGAGCTTGTTCAGCATTTTGCATCTCCTCCTTATCAGGCAGCCTTATACTCAATGGCCATTGCGCCGAACGGGGTGGTCATGGCACCGGAGCAGCGGGTCTCGATCAGGTACTTCTGCTGGTTGTAGTCGATGTCAAAATCATCGAACATGTTCACAGCACCGCCCTTGTCTGCGCCAACGGTGTAGTCAGCCAGATTCACGATGATGCCAACGAACTCGCCGCCCAGCTTACCAGTCATGCCTTCCATCTGCGGCACGGTCACGATCTCCTTCACGCGCAGCGCCTGTGCCACTTCCGCCTCGTTCTTGTACAGGCGGTGGCCGATCTTGTCCTTGAGCAGCAGCAGGTCGGTCAGGGTATCATCGGTGGTGTAGAAGGTCGGGTTGCCTGCACCCTTGTAGTTCTTGCGGGCCTTCAGCACAGCGGTCATCATCTTGTCCAGCTTCGTAGCAGTGTCGTCGCCGGCAGCGGTCTCCACCTGCACCTTGATGGTAAACAGGTCATCGTCGTTGTAAATGGGACGGATGTTGCCCTCGTTGATCTTATCATCGCTGGAGGAAAGGCGGCCGTCACCGATCAGGTATGCGCGGGCCAGCTCCTCATTCAGCTTCACGCGCATCTCCTGCTTCAGCCATGCGATCACGTCAAAGCCGGTAATGTCCGCCACATCGTCGCGGTCCATCTTCTGCTTCTTGTAAACGGTGGTGGGGGTAGTAGAGCGCTTCAGCAGGCTGAACACCTGCTCCTTCTTGAAGTTACCCTTGATGTAACCCTTGGCGCGGGCATCCTCTTCGGTCAGGTCGGCAGCCATGCTCTTCACGCGGCTGAAGGGAATGTGGTGCACGCCGCTCATCACCTTGCTCACCCAGCTCTGGTCGTTGTCGATAATGCGGGGCGGGGTGTCCAGCAGGTGGTCCTCGGGGAACAGCCACTCCACATCCTCAATGCCGTGGGCGATAAATGCGTCCTTCATGCTGCCGCAGCTCTTGCCGTCTGCAATGGCGGCATTGATCTCGTCCATGCTGTGGCGCAGCACGCCCTGCTCGGGGTCATTGTCGAAAACGTTGTGCTTCATGTCGTCCTCCTCGTCGTAATCGTCGTAATCGTCTTCGTCGTCTTCCTCATCGTAATCGTCCTCTTCGGGGTCATCGTCCTCGTCAAGGTCGTTCTTGGCCATGCCCACCAGAGCGTACAGAGCTTCCTTCTGCTCGTCGTTCATGGTGTCCACAACTTCTTCCAGCGTCTTGCCGCCTTCCTTTGCCATTTCGTCATCCTCCTCGTTCAAAGGGTTGTCGTCAGGGTCAAGGCCGTGTTTCAGGCTCAGGCCCCCGTCCGTATAGATAAAGGCTTCGCCGCCTTCACCGTCGCTGTCCGCGCCATGCGCCACGATCTCGTCGATCAGTGCACCAGGGTTGCATCCGGCCAGTACCAGGCTCAGCTCCCGGATCACGCCGTGCATCACTGTCTGGCCAGCTTTCTTCAGGCCGTTTGCAAAAATGCTCATGGCATCAATGTCTCCGCTGCGCACGGCCTCCAATGCCGTCTGGCCGCTGGGGGTATCATTCATCTTCACATAGGCATAAACGCCGTCTCTCCGGTTCTGCAAAAGGGCATGACCCAGCACGTATTCCGGGCCGGAGTGGTTGTGGTTCCACACCACAGGCACCTTTCTGCCGTTGTCGTCCGCAAAGGCGTTCGGGGCAATGGTCAGCCCGTCATAGCACTTCGTGTTCGCCTTGGTCGCATAGCCGGAAAAATCATAGTCGAAATTTACTGCCATTTTGATTTTTCCTTTCATTAAAAAAGGCTCCCTCTGAGAGGGAGCTGTCAAGCAGGGCTGCCGTCAGGTGGCCTGCGAGACGGAAGAAGTTTCCCTTGCCAACAGCCGGTCAACCGTTTCTTTCCCTCCCGCCATGGCAGTCGGAGTCTCCTGGTCAGAGCTCTGGTTCAGGTTCTTGTTGCTCAGTTCGTCCGCACGTGGGTCTTTGCTGGGCTTCAGGCCGATCACCTGCCGGAACTCGTTGCTGCTCATGATCTCGTTGCGGGTGAACTTGTCCGCCATTTCCGCCACCGTGCCAATGGGTGCCAGCTTGAACGGGTCACGGAAGAACAGAATGCTCTGCCCCTGGCTTCTTGCTGTCCGGGTCAGGAACTTCCGCTTCATTTCGTCGGTAATGGCGCTCACGATGGGCTCCACGATGCGGTTGTAGTAGTTGGTCATCGCGGCCTCGTCTGCGGTACCATTCATGATTTCGAGGGTAATACCCAATTGACTGTAAAACATGTTCGTCAGGTATTCGATCTGCTTCAGAAGGTTGTTTTCAAGGCTGCGGTTCAGCTGTGTCACCCGCTCGGTGCCGTCTGTCCACGCAATTCCGTATTTCGAGTCGCGAAGCTGGTTCTCAATTTCCAGCCTGCGCCTGTTGGCCTGCTCCCGCCGCGCTTCGCTCTTCACCACATAGGGCAGCTGGATGATAAGGTCCAGCTTTCCTGCACCTGCCTGCTCGTCCACGACGTCCAGCAAACTCAGCTTCCGGATCAGGCGCTGCATGGTACTGTTGGGCTCGTTCATGATGGCGTAAAACGGGTTCTCGATCAGGGCCACCGTCTTTTTGGGAAGCACCAGCTCTTCTTTCTGGCCAGTCTTGTCGTTGTAAAGCCGCACCCGCACATGCTCCGGGTACCACTCCAGCACTTTTCCCACCCGCATGGAGTAGATCTTGTAGCTGTCGCTCTGGCTCGGGTCAAAGTTCGTTTCCACCGGCACCACGGCTACCACACCCTCGTCCAGCATGCTCATCACAATGTCCTGCATAAGCCCCCGGCCCGTCTGGTCGAGGTTTGCTTCCAGATTCAGGCAATTATTAAGGCCCGATTCAATGACCGAATCAAACCGACCATTGCCATCGAGCCTTACATGTTGTATCGTGATGGCGCTGCAGTCCATCGAAATGCGGTTGTATACGCTGGTCACGAACGTCCGCTCGTTTCCGCGTGTCAGCCGCACCCGGTCAGGTCGGTAGCTGTATCCGCCCGCATATCCTCCAAAGTTCCGGGGAGGGTCCCGGTTCAGAAAAGCGTTCCAGGCGTGCTTCAGCCGGGAACCAAAACTCAGTTCTGTTTCCATTTTGAATTTTTCCTCCCGGTGTTACTTGTCGTCTTTCTTTTCCTTATCCAGACTGCCCGTGCCGACAGCATTCGCCAGATCAGGGTTGTTGAAGATGGACATCACCGTCTTTTTTCCGGCGTACAGCATTGCACCCGTAGCCATCTTGGTCAAAGCCTGCTGGCTTGCATTCGTGAATACGGTCTTCACAAAGGTCTGCCCGCCGTTGATCTCCTTTTTCAGGCTCTTCACGTCCTTCTGCAGCTGCAGCCGCTCTCGCTCCAGCTTCAGTTCCTTGTTCGGGTCGTCCTCCCGCACATTGGTCTGCCCTGCAAGGTCGCGGTACTGCTTTTCCATCTGCATCCTGTTGATCTGGGCCCGCAGTTCTTCGTCGGTGTAATCGCCGGCGCTTTTCTTCGGTGCTTTCAGGGCATAGGCGGGCTTTTCCTCACCGGTCTCGCCCTCTGCACCGTAACGCTTGCGTCCCGCCGCAGTCAGGGTGCCGTCCGGGTTCTGGTAGCGCCGCACGCCCCACTTCTGCCCTTTGATGCCCCAATGGTAAAGTTCTTCACTTCTTACCATAGGCATCACACTTTCTTGGGGCTGTAACTCTTGCGACTGCGGATGTTGTCCATGACCCGCTTCAGAAAATCACGGCCAGCCTTACTTGCATTCCGACGCTTTGCACGGGTGCGCTTTGCATCCATCTGCACCTTCTGGCGGCGGATGCTCTGCCGGTGCTCATTGCGTTTACGGGCGGTGTCCATGTCCTTTTTCTGAGCGGCAACGCTCGCCTTATGCTCTTCGCGCGCTCTGGCAGTATCCATCTGCTTTTTCTGTGCAGCAACGCTTGCCTTATGCCGTGCACGGTCAAGGCTCTTTTTCTGGCTGGCTACACTGTTCTTGTGTTCTTCCCGTTCCCGGACCACATCCATGGCTTTCTTCTGGCTTGCAACGCTGTCGCGGTGTGCACGGCGCTCATCCAGTTTGGCTTTAGTGCTTGCAATACTTGCTTTGCGGCGTGCACGGTCAAGCACCTTCTTCTGGCCCGCCACGCTCTGCTGGTGCTCAGCCCTGCTGCGGGCGGTGTCCATGTCTTTCTTCTGTGCAGTGATGCCCTCCCGGCGTGCGCGGCGGCGATCCATTTCCGCTTTCTGTGCACCAATGCTCTTCTTTTCACCGCTGCGGCCGTTCTTGTAAGCGGCATACTCTTCTGCCGAGTAAAAGTAGCGGTAAACGTTCTTTCCGCCCCTGTTGCCCACCAGCTCGCGGGCATAGTACCGGTGGTCGTCCCGCTCGGCACCTTTCTGGCCATGTGCAAGATATTCCCAGTAATCCATTTTGAAAAACTCCTCCTTTTCTTTTTGTGTCTTATGGCTTTGAACTGATTTCTTTCATAGCCTGTTGCTTTTATCCCCGTTTCAGTGCTATACTGGCTTTAACAGCTTTTGTTTGTAAGGAAAGGAATGAAAGACATGGCAACGATCACCTGTCCTGAATGCGGTAAAAAGCTCCATATCACAGATTCCAGACGTGATTTTGTGTTCTGCGAGTATTGCGGTGCCAAAATCGAAATTGCGCCTTTTGTCCGCAATGCGGCAGAACCTTCCGAGCCTGCTGAACCAGCGGAAAAAAGAGATTGCGGACATACTGCCGCAGATTTCGCATATCGCCTCGTCGATGCTTTCGCTTCTCCATTTGAAGAGTGGCGTACCAAAAAGCGTGCCGAGGAAGAACGCAAACAGCGTGAGGCAGAAGCAGCCGAGAGCAAAAAACAGGAGCAGCAGGCACGCGAAGAAGCCGACGCCCGTGCCTATGCAGAATACCGTTCTGCTCAGAACGAAAAATACGCCCGTCAGGTTGGCAAGTCTGTCGCCAAAGCCATCAACTATTACAGAGCTAATACCAAAAAATGCCTCATTGCCGGCGGTCTTGTTCTGGTTCTTCTAATTTCGGCGGGTGTCTCTTCGTCAAACAGCAAACGGCATGCACAGGAACAGGCAGCTCATAGTGCCGAGCTTGCCAGACTGGAAGAGGAGCGTGTTGCCAATTCCCACCTTGCAATGGGTGAAGTTATGATGCCTGTCATCTCGGATTACGGTGATTACCGCAATATTGTCAAGCAGCTGAAAGATGCCGGCTTTATCAATGTTACAGCCGAAGGCAAAGGTGACATGATCCTCGGGATTTTTGAAACCGAGAACGACGTTATTGAAGTCACGGTCGATGGCGCCCCGGACTTCAAAGAAGAGACATGGTATCCCATGGACATTCCCATCGTCATTTTGTACCACAGCTTCTATTCTTCCAGTAGCTCATCTGATTCTTCTCAGGAAACCACTGAAGAAGAACTCTGCTACGGAGCCGAAAGTTCCGAGTACAGCGAGTGCTATTGGGTCATGCCTTCTTCTGGTATCGTCCGCTATTTCCTCAAAGCGCCGGACTCCTACGCAGCAGGCATCACTGGTCGCATCACGTCGGGCAATGCAAAAAGCGGCTATAAAGTCCACTTCAACTACCTCAACGGCTGGGATGAAACAATTACTGTAACGGACGATGGCCTCCAGGTTACCCGTTCTGATGGCACTGATGGCTCTTATACCATTCCGCGCACTTCAGATTTCATTCAATCCTCCTACGACGGCCCCATTTCCGATATCCCTGAGGGCGTCGACATGAACCAATATGTTGAGGAACAGATGGCTGTATATGGGATCGAAGCATCTTCGGATACAACCGAACAGAGTTCCTCAACTGCTTCTAAATCCACTTCCGGTGAAGAAGATACAGCTCTCGGCTATGTCATGAACACGGGAAGTTATCGTGTTTATTACTACATTGACTTTGCGAACCATGAGGTTTATTATTTTGCCCACGGAAACGGCGACGAAACAGCCATGAGAGCTAAAATTGTTTCTGGCAGTTTCAAAGACGGCATTACTATTCATTTTAGTTATGACCGTGGTTGGGACGAGCAAATCAGTTTTTCTAAATATGACATGAGTTTAACTGACGGAAATGGCTATACTTATTCGTTCAGCAAAGCTCCAACAGGAGCTGTCAAGCAAATTCTCAGCACCAAAACTGTAATCAAGTAATCACTCAAACGCATCCCGGTTCACCTTGTAACTTACATACGCATCCATCATAGCGGCAACCGCATCGATCTTCTGGTCATATCTCTGTTTCAGAAGCTTGCGGTTGCCGTTTGTGTCTTCCAGCGTAACGCAGTTGCCCATGGCAAATTGCATCAGCGCTTCGTCAAACAACAACTTCCGCTGTTCACTCAGCTTCTTCAGCTCACCCAACGGCACGCTCTCGGTCTTTGCGCCCTGTATCACCTTTTCAATGCCGTATTCGCCGTTCTCTCTGGCCCACCGCTCCACAAAGTCCTTTGCATTGTATGGATCATAGCCAAAGCACCGCACATCGTACCGGCTCTGCTCAATAAAGGCGTCAAGGTCGTCGTAAACCTCCATCATGTCCAGTACGGTGCCTTCCATCACGGCCAGTGTCCCCTCCCGCATGAACTCGTCATATTTCTGGCGCATGGACTGCGGCAGCTTCGAGAGGGTGTAGCTTGTAATGTAGTCCCGCGTCTTCACACCAAAATATCCGTGTTCCAGCGGGAACAAAAAGGTAAATGCGCAAAAGTCGTCACCCTGGCTAAGGTCTGCACCCAGTGCGCACGGCAATTCCCAAAAGTCCCTGTGCCGGTGTGGCAGTGTCTCTTCATAGGGGAAAAAGAAGGTGTAGCCTTCCATCGGGATGCCGAAGCGTTTTGCCAAAATGTCGTTGCGGCTGGCGGGGGCCTTCTCAGCTCTTTCCACGTCCAGCTGGTAAGCTTCATAGCTCACGGTCTGCCCAAGGTTCGGGTTTGCCTTTACCCACATGGCAGGGTCATTCACCTCGTCAAGGCTGTCAAGCTTGTAGTACCAGATAGAGACATGCGGGTTCACGTAGTCGCCTTTCAGGATGCTCATCAATTCCATTTTGATGTCATCGCCGCATCCGTTGCGCACCGTACCCTCCGAGCTTGTGGCAACAATAAGGTAATCCTCCACTTTGGAACTGCCCTGCTCAATGGCGCCAATGGGATCTTCCCGGATGGGGCAGCTCAGCCATTCGTCAACTGTTGCAACCTTGTCTCTCCGTCCCTGCAACTTGTCAATGCTCATGGGGCGTATTTCCAAAAGGCTGTTGGTCAGAAAGTTCTCAATGCCTTTTTTCGTACTGGCCAGCTTCATTCTGGCGCTTGCCGAGCCTGTCGTGCTCTGTAAGCTGCCCTCGGTCATAAAACGGTAAAGAGGTCCCCTTGCCCGCGCAATCGCTGTGCGTACCGGGCTAAGGACCTCTTCTGCCTGTTTCATGGTGGGTGCCGTCGTGATCTGCTGGGTCGTGTGTCCGTCTACGGTGAGGAAGTATTGCTGCAGACAGCTGTCGTACATGCTCTTTGCCGCGCCGCGTGCCACGATCAGGTATTGTTTTCGCACAAGCCGGTGCTTGATGCGCTTTGTCACATATCTGCCGCCGTGTCCGTCGGGGCCGGGCTTGTACACTGTACGTTCCTCAAAGTAGTACCAGCCAAATATCGCTTCTGCCCAAAGCTTAAAACTGTCCAGCAGTTTCATGTCACTGCCATCGGTCAGGGTAAGTTCCCGTTCGCAGAACTTCACAAAGCCTTCCACGGCCTTATCGTCATAGTAGATGCCCGGGTTTGCGATCAGGTCGTCGATCCGGTTCATCTCCATGCTGATCTCTCTGCAAACTGGGATCTCCCCGCGCATCACGGCCTCCCGGAACCGGCCGTAGTAGATCGGCGTTGCCGTGTTCGAGAGTGCCATTTTGATTTTTCAGCTCCTGTTTTATGTATCAGCCTTTACAGACCCTTGCTCCGTAATTTTCTCAGCGTTCGCCTTGTCCTCAGCTCCTTACTGTACGATTTCCTCAAAGCCGCTCTTCACCAGAATGGCTTTCACCTTCTCCTTCAGCAGGCGGGGGCAGCGGGCATACATTGCCTTTGCTTCCTCGGTCGTCTCGCAGCTCATGATCTCCTGTGCCCACAACATTGCCATCATAAAAACAGTCCTTTCCAGTTTTCTGTAAACTCGTTTAAGCATATACGATTTCGCTCATTTCCATCAGACACTGCTTGATCATCGTATTTTCTTCTTTCAGTGTCTTGTTATCTTCCTGCAGTGCTTCCAGCTTCTCTTTAAGTGTCGGCTCCGGTTTGGGCTGGTCCGCAGGGTCAGACTTTACTCCGCCGTCCGTTACCTCGTAGCAGCCCGGTTTATCCGCGATGCTCCACAACGTATCGCCCACAGCGCAGGCGGCATTGTGGGCGTTTACTGCTTCCACCATAGCGGTGTATGCATCGCACTGCGCCTGTGTCTCCACAGGTTTTGCAAGGGCATATCCTATTTTGATTTCCATGCTGCACATCCTTTACTTCCAGCGACCTATGACGACAATACTTCCTTTATAGTCACTGCGTACACATAATTCAGTAGTAGTACGGTTGTATACGCAACATTCTACGTTGGTGCTGTAGGTTATGCTTTCGCCAAGAGTAAAACCGGCACCATAATTTGTGTTAGCAAATGGCACAGGAAACTGAAAATAGGGATAGTAATTCTTGCGAGGCCATTCGCCGAATTCGAGCCAGCAAATCTGTGTGCCATTGCTGAATCTAATATAATTTGTACCGCTAGTGGTGATGTCGCTGCCGATCCCGTCCAGCTTCTTTTTGTCGGCAGCACTCATCAAACCCGCCGCGCGCTGGGTGGCATTGCCATAGGTAGTGTTGGTTGTCGGCGGTGTGTAGCCCAATGCCGCTGTGACATTGGCTTTGGTCAGGCTCAGCAGGCCGCTGGCAATGGTAAGGTTCGAGCCAATTTTCACGAGGCCAAGCGCACTTGCGGTTGCAGCGTCGTAGGTATGATCCGTAAACACCGCATCTGCGGGTACGGTCTTTTTCAGTTCGTAGGTACACGCAACTGGTTTGCCGCCAGAAAAATACACCGGCTTGGTAGTACTGCCCGCCGTCGCAGTGTCAAGTTTTACAGCGCTGGTAGCACTGCCGCCTGCAGATGCAGAACCCGCGTAGCTGTGCGCGTGGTTCTTGGCCGCAAATACGCTTTCCGCCTTGCTCTTGATGTACGCCCACAGCGTACTCATGGGCCTGCGGTGGAAGGTGGTGGTGCTGGTGCCGCCGCCAACGTACTGGCTCACATAGTAGTCCGCATCAGTAGGGGTCGAAGCATCGGTGGTCAGCGCGTTGATCATCGTGTTCAGGTCATCGGCGGTCTTGTTTGCTTTGTCAGTCAGCTTTTTATCCACCTGCGTGCGGGTGTAGTAGTCGCTCATGTTTACCGTCACCATGCTGTCACGCCAGGCATTGGTGTCGCAGTCCCATACCCAGATGCTGTCCGTGGTGCCCACCACAGCCCACCAGCCGTTTTCACCCACGGGCACCGCAGCAGTCAGGGCGTCTGAGGTCTCATACCAGCCCTGCGCGCCCAGCGTAATGGTGCGCACCTGCTCGAAATATTCCTTTGTGGCCTGCAGGTATTCACCGGATTTTGTTTCGCTGCCCTTCGCATTGGATGCGCTTGTGCCAGCATTGGTCTCGCTGGTCTTTGCTGCGCTTGCGCTGGTGCTGGCAGTGCTGGCCGCACCTGTGGCAGTGCTGGCCGCGCTGGATGCTGTCTGGGCATCTTTTTTTGCGGCTGCTGCACTGTCAGCAGCTGCGGTTTTGCTGGTATTGGCATCATCTCGCGCCGCTTCGGCTTTCTTTGCGTTGGCCTGAGCACTGGCGGCGCTGGTACCAGCATTTGTCTCGCTAGTCTTTGCTGCGCTTGCGCTGGTGCTGGCATTCGTTTCACTCGTTTTTGCGACCTTCGCACTGGTCACGGAGTTTGTCTCCGAGGTCTTTGCCGCACTGGCCGAACTGGCAGCAGTTGTTTCGCTGGCCTTTGCTGCCTTTGCACTGGCGGCAGCGGCATTCACAAAGGTCTGTCCGTATGCCTCCACTTCCGCCTTCAGCGTCGCCATAAAGTCCCGGATCTCAGAAATGTCAGTTTTTGTGTCTACCACCAGGCCTTCCAGGCATTTTGCCTTGCCAAGCGTCGTGTGGAACGCACAGTTCACCATTCCGCCAGTGGTAATAAGGCCCACCACAATAAAGAACACATCGCCCTGATACGCTACAGCATCCGCCGCCACAATCCAGTCAAACACCACCGCATTGCCTTCAGTGTGTTTGCTCGTCACCGTGTAATAGTTTTTGTCACCGTTTGCATTCTGGTAGTTGATGCGCAGGTCAAACTTCGACATATCGTATCCGCGCCATGTTTTGTTCATTCTAAATCGGATGCGGTTCGCGTCTTTATCTCCCTCAACGCCCAGCACCACACCGCGTTCTGGCACAGCGATCACTCGCAGGTCTTCATCGATCACAAAATCGTAAGCGGTATCTTCTTCGCTCACATCTGCCATTGCTGCAAACTGCTTGTCCAAATCCACCATGTCACTTCACCTGCTCGATCAGTACCTTGTTTGTTATCATTCGCGTCTTGCCATTCTGGCCAGCAAGATACACCTTAAAGCTTTTTCCGTCCGTCACCTCGTCGGGTACGGCGCACTCACCTTCCGCGCTCACAGTCACCGCATATTCGTCATTGAACACAGCAATTTTCTTGGCCATAAGCCACTCCGGGTCACTCTGCTCAAAGTGGCAGCGCAGATAGCCTTTGCTTCCGGCTGTCACGCCGGCAAAATCACCGCGCTTTGCCAGCTGCTGCCCTTCCACGGCAAACTTCAGCATCCGCATTGTTTCTCCTCCCTGTCGCACTCGGCATACAGCCGCCATTCCAGTTCGCTGATAAGGTTTTTGGTCGCTTCCATCGTGCTGGAACTCTGCGGCGGGTCAAACAGCATCTTCACCTTCAGCGCCGTATAGCTCTTTACCGCTTCAATGTCTGCCCTGTTCTGGCAAAACTCGCTCCATGTTGCCGTTGCATCGCTGATGCCAAAGCCCTCCTGAGGCCCAACACCCATCTGCCGCAGGATCATCAGCACACTGTTGATGTGCATGATAAGGTCTGCATCAAACGCCGTGTACTCCTCGGTCAGTCCAAGGAGTTTCTTCACCGAGGTAAGGATACTGTCCATTTCCGATCACCTCAGTCTACAATGCACTGGTTGTCCCACTTCTTGTAGGCGTCCAGATAGGTCTCGCCCTTATCGCCGTCGTGGGTGATCTCGTAGTACATACCGTCAGACACGGTGGTGCTCACCAGCGCCTTCCAGTTCTGCAGGGTTTTACTGAACCATACAATGAACACGTCCTTGATCGTCAGCTTCTTGCCGTCGGTCACGTCCACGTGAGCGTTAAAGTAGTCCACCACCAGCTGCTTTGCGCGGTTCATCATAGCTTCGTTGTCCATTTTGTTTTCCTCCTTTTATTATTCCTCGTGGTCCATCACGCCCTCGGCTGCAATGGCCGCATTTGCCCAGAACAATGCCTCGTCCAGCTTCGTCAGTGCCAGACTGCGTTCCCGGCTTGGTGCAATACACCGCACCATTCCTTCTGCCTCCTGCATCTTCAGCCGCAGGTTTGTGCTGTATGCTGCTTCCGCAACATTGAATTTTCGTACAGGGTACATGTCATTTCCTCCATGGGCATGTGTCGCCAGGTCGTCTTTCGGCAAATGCAGGCTTTAGGATCGTATCATCTCCATAGTGGATGGCCTTGTGGGTCCGATCGCTCACGCAGATCACGTTTTCCGGGTCCAGAAGTGCGTCTGAGTGCTGAAGCACGTCCTCTTTCGTCAGCGGGTTCAGATGGTGGATAATAATGCGCGGCCGGATGGGTTTGCCGTTTCGTATCACCCAGTCGGTGATCTCGTGATCTTTGCACGCAAGGTCACACCCAGCGTCCCGCACAATGATCCTGTCCCGGAACTGCCGCCACTCTCTTGACTGGTAAAAACTCTGATTTAGCCACCGGTCAAAGCCAAAGGTGTCGTATCCAACCGTACCGTGCAGTTGCAAATAGTGGAAGCGGTCTTCAAACGTTGCATACTGACAAAGTTCAGTATAGGTCTTCATAAGCAGCTCACGCCCCAGCAGATCATGGCGAATACCGTGCAGATCATAGAGAGGCAAATCAACTTACTATGCAGGTTCTTATGGCCTTCCATTTCGTCATGGTAAGCGCATATAAATGTAAAAATCAGCGTACACCAACAGCCAAATCCGCCGAACCACTTATCAATAATTTGTGGAAGCCCGACCGCAATAGCCGTCAAAAGTGACAGAATACTAGGAGGCAAATACCACCAGTACCGCTTGCTTGTTGGTCGTTCTCGGTCTGTGAACAAACATGCAAGCATGATCCACGGCATCGCCGCCATCAGCCAGAAGCAGATTTTATCAAGCCCAATCATTGCTGTTATCCTCTTCGTCCTTACCACTGTAGATTCCCATTGCTTTAATTGCTTCGGCGTACATTTCCTCAGTGTTCTTTGCCGCCTGCAGCGCCTCGGTCTTTGCCCGCAGCAATTTGTTTTCTTCTTCCAGCTTCTCTTTTTCCAGCCGTGCCTTGCTGCCGGACAGCCGCAGGTAGTATGTTGTTTCCGCGCTGGATGCAGTTCCTTCGCGCAGTCGCTTTTCAACAAGGTCTACGGCCAAGGATATCATTTGGTTTTCTCTTGCTTCAGGAGACAATGCCGGACGCAACCCGACATCCTCACCAGAAGAAGCTTTTCGGGTTTTCATGCAGTTGTCATCCTTTCACATGAGTTTCCGGCTCTTTATGCCGTGTTTTGTAACTTTTGGCATCACTTTTCACCATGTTTTGACTACTTTTGCATTCCGTCAGTTTTTGTAAGGGTTCATGAGAGCTGTTTTTGGGGTGATTGTGTCTGCGCAAAAAGCCCGTCATTGAAAGGAGAGATCAATTGTGGATCAGAGATTCTAGGAGGTGAATCATGAAAACCAAGAGAACAAGGTTCAAACACTATCTCATGAGCCCTTACAAAAACTCCCGATCCATTGTATTTCTACAACAGATCGGGAACGCATCAGGGGTAAAAACCAAAACAGGCTCTGGTCTACACCCCAAAGCCCAAATATCAATTTTACCCCCGGGGAAATATCAAAGACCGGCGCGATTTAGGGAGGGGGTGGATTTTTTGGACCCCCCTCCCCCTGTCTAAGCGTCAGTTTAAGCAGCGTTTATGCCAGTTTCTGGGTCAGGAAGGGTCTTTTTGACCTTTCGATACAGGTTTAACGGATCAGCCATGACAATCTGATCGATTGCCTGCTCAATTTCGTAAGCATTTTCGTTATCAGACAGCTGATCGGACGTGTATGCGAGCCGCGCAAGGAGGCCGCAGGAATTGTAGCCGTGGTCGCAGTCAAAACGATACCACTGATCGAACTGGTCATGCGGATCGTAAGGATTGTCAACTGTAGTAAGAAAACAACGAACCATATTTCTCGCTTCCTTTTGCTCTTATTTGTTCAGTGCATCATAAATCGTAGACTTCGGAACATTAAGGGCTTCCGCAATCTGATCATACGTATATATGGCAAGCATCGCTTTGGCTTTTGCCAATTTGGCAGGCGAAAGCTTTGTAGTCGATTTCGGCATTGCGCGCTTGACAATTTCGGTTGAAACAGAAGAATTCAAGAACTTTGTCAGCAAGGAATCAGAAATTGCATGCTTCTGAACAGCTTCCCATTCGCGGTCACTGAAGACAATCTTGGTCCTACTGCTATTAGCGCCGACTTGCTCACGAGCACGCTGCATTTCGACGCTAGAAATCTTCTTAATCTCTTTCTTATCATCCTTATTGTTGTAATCCAGACCACGAGCTTCGACTATTGCCTTGATCTTAGAGTTCGCGATAATCATGGCACGGCGTTCCTTCGGTTTATTGGCTAGGACTGCCTGATACTTCTCGTTCAGGGATGCCACTTCAGCTGCATACTCCTTGGCTGCGGCCGGGTCACGCTGGATTCCCTTCATGTTGACAGATTCCTTGCGAGCCTTGTTGGCCAGGGCCTTCAGCGAGTTAGAAAAGTTTGCATACAACACTTCCTGCGCGGTTCCAGACTTCGAGGACATAAGCGTGCGCGCATCATCTGTTACCGAAATCAGACTAACCTCGGTTTCTGCCTTATGCTCCTTACCCTGTTTGTCTTTATAGACACGGCCACTTTCCTTATAAATAGGTTTGCCGGTCTCTTTGTCAATGTGGACACTGCCACGACGTTCAGGGATGCGGACAGTCTGCTTACGACGGGAAAGCAGTGTGGATGCTCCGCCATACTTCTCGTACTCGTTACCTTTTTCGTCTGTAAGTGTTCTGATCTGATACTTGCGCTTCAACTCCTGAATGCCGTTTTCTTTCTCGGAGCGCTTATAATCAAGCTTATGCTTCTCCGCATCGATAACGACCATCGAATGGCGCACTGCACGCTCCAGATCTTCAGGCGGTGCCCCGCGTAGCGTCATATCGGTGATGAGGTTCGAGATGATGCCCATCTCTTTCTGTTTCTCATCCTTCTTCATCAGACGCACGTTATTCGGATTGCCTTCCGGAACAGCATATGAAGTCTTCGGGTCAAAGCCTTTCAGACCGGGCAGAAGATCAGTGGAGTTGATGCGCACCTTATCACTCATGGGAATAGCCATAACGGTGTCACCATCGAAGTCTGCACCAGACAGGCGTTCAGCAACCTTAGAGCTGATGCCAATCGCATCGCGGACATTGCCAAGATTTACTTTGCCACTAGCATTCTTGTTGTTGACAGTGACAATGGGGATCTCAAACGTGCCCGCATGAGGATATCGAACCAATGCAAGCTGAGTGCCATTCTCATATGTAGGGCAATAAGCTTCCGTTTCTTTGATCTTATCCAGCGGCAGAATAACTTTCGTTGCCTGACCAGGGAAAGCCGATGCCTTCAGTGTCATAGACGTTCCATCACACTTCTCTGCGAAGTCCATCAGCATCTTTTTCTTAACGGTCGGGTTCGTGTAGTGCATGATCTCATCATACTCGGCTTTGTAATCAGCCATGGTAAGATCAAGCTGTTTCTTGATTAGTGGCAGAGGCTGCTTGGAAAGAAACTGAGATGAAACGTTCTTGGACATATCATCCCAGTCGCCTTCCCATTTCAACTTATTGATGGGAGAAAGGTGCTCTTTGCCATCTTTTCCGATGTAGGTGCTCTGGCCTTCCGCAGTAATAGCAGCGCCAAATGGATTGCCCGGATCATTCTTGATCTCTTTGAACACTTTCATCTTAGGTGTGCCAGAAGGCTTGTTCGTGTTGAACATAACATCAACACCATCCGGCATCTTGTCCGAATACATGGCCATGCCTTTCAGATAATGGCTGTTATCTACCATGATACGGACCTGAGCATAATGGGAGTTGCCAAGATCCAAATCAGGAACACCGCGACGAATCTCCATGACACCATCCTTTGCCAGACCGCCTTCATCGCCGTAACGAACTGCCACACGCTTCGAGTCTAAGCTTGAGGGAGGCTGCAGCTGACGAAATGAACTGCCGCCGTCATCAGAATGATAGTCACCCAAAGACTGAATGTCACCCTGATGCTTATAGGCATAATTCTGATCGTATTCAGGCTTTGCCAGAACAGTGATGTTGGTCTGCTGACGAAAGTTGGTAGGTTGCTTGATGCCAACGCCATAACGCTTGTAGCCATGTTCTGCTTCAAGAATATAAATGGCCTCGTCCATCTTACCTTCTGATACACCAAGAGTAAGATTTGTACCCTCAGACACATCGACCATACCCTTCTTATCAACTTCTTTTTTCAGGGTCTCGGCGATCTTTTCAGCCTGATCTTTCTTGGTGCCAACGCCGTTCTTGTACATAGAGCGGACCGTGGATTCAGGAAGCCCAAGCTTTTGACCGATTTCAGTCCACCCCATATTAGGATTTTCCTTCTTCAGCTTCTGGATATCATCCCACTGTTGAGCTTTACGGTCATGTCCAGCTTTGGTTTTAGCGACACGAAACTCAGTGGCACCGAGCTGATATTCGGGCGGAAGCGTATCATTGATAGCTTTCAAGATTTCGCCCTCAGACATACCCTCAGCCTTATATTTCTCGACACGGGACAGAAAGTCACCAGAATGCTGATACGGAGTTTCACCACTACCCCACGGATAACGACCAGAATGGCGCTTGGTGCCGTAATGCTCAAGAGTATCGTCTTCTCCGCCATACGCAAGGCTAAAGTAACTCTTCAAATCTTTCTCAACCGGGTTCATCATATCAGCACACTCCCATTCTCAGCTTTGCAATGATCGGATCAAACTCGCGAATTTTATCCATGATCGGATTGATGTCATCAGGACAAGGGTTTGCGATGAGAATATCATCTGATTGGTAGATGCGGTTCTCGATCTGGATTTTCTCGGGTTTGATTCGGTATTCGAGACAGAACAGCGCATCATAAATCAGGAGCTGTTCCATGTGCGCCGGAATCGCTCCGGTCTTCAGGTCGTGGATTCTGAGAATATCATCTCGGAAGCAGATAGCATCTGCCGTTCCGAAGCAATTATCAGAATAGTACAAAACCTGCTCAGGTGTCATACGGAAGCCGATGGCATCGTTGACATAATTATTCAGGGTTTTCTTTGAACGGGGAAGCTTTTGGCCGAGCTCGATGCACTTTGCTGCAAACTCATGCAGTTCGGTGCCTTTCTGGGTGGCCATGAAGTTGGTGTATACAACAGCAAGTTTGTCAGGGTCATAATTGATCCAGTTATACTTACTAGCGCTAAGAAAAGCGTGTTGTCCTCTCAGACGCGAATGATCGTTGAAGGTCATTCAGAATCTCCTCCTTATTTTCCGGGCAAATGAACGCAGCATAACTCATCTGATTCATCAGATTAACATAGTAATCCTGATTCGGTCGATGAGGCGCATTCAAGGAGCGCTTGCCTTCGAGTGCTGCCCATCGGTCTCTGTACAAAATCAAGAGATCAGGAATACCCTGAATCTCATTGGGATCAATGTGTAGGACGATGCAGCCAGGGAAGCGTTCTTTGAGTTCTCTTACCAGATTTGTCTTGAATTGGTTTTCCAGCATAAAATCTCCTCCAAAAAGAAAGAGGAGTAGCGCGTCTGGGACGCACTCTCTCCTCTCCATAAAAGGGACAGTATTTTACGCGCGGATTCTAACGGATAATAACGGATTTAAGCGGATTTTACAGCAAATAAAAAAGACGCAGATTTCTCTGCGCCTCTTAGTCAAAAATATCATTTGGGCCGATGCTGGTAGAAGAACAGGTACCAGTCTGGCACACCGGCTTCTAACATTCGGCCATCGTCGTATTCAAATTTTCCGTAGTCCTCGCTCAGTTCAAGGTTCGACGACTCATACTCATCCAACTTAATCGGATGATTGATTTCATCTTCTGTCTTTGTGATGTCGCACTCTCTGCAAGTCCAGTAACCCTGTACTTCTTCAGTCATCGGCCTTCCGCACTCACATACCGGTATCTTCGTATGCAGTTCCACGAACTTGTTTGCGTAGCAGGTTAGCAGGTTTCCGGCAGCATCCGTAGTGGTCCATTCTTCGAAGCCATCGTCATTGATAAAGCGGTTCATATAAGCCATCTTTATTACCTCATAAGCATCTAATCGGTGTGTACAACGGTCATTTTGAGTATACAACGCTGGTTGGGTTCTTACAAGCTAAAAGCCTTGAACTATTCGTGAATTTTGATTTCTGCCCACTTGCCCACTTTTTTCTCTTAACTATATATAATATTTTTATTTTTTTATAGTGTAAATAGAAATAAAAGTGGGTTTTTGGGCAGAAAGGCGCTTTTGTTTAAAAAATCAACGTATTTGCGTTATATTTTGTCCGAAAATCATGCCCACTTTTGATTTTAAAAGTGGGCAGAAAGTGGGCAAATGGCTGGAAAATGTGAAAATTTTGTGAACAAAGCATCCGATTTCCTAACCTAGAATAGAATTTCATGATTTTTTCACCTCCTTGCCCAGAAAAAAGTGGGCAGAAATTTCAAAAGTGGGCAAAGAAAAAAGACGCTGAACGATTCGCCAACGTCCTTTTTCAGCCAATTTCTAGCTGCTGTCAATGCCGATTTTCATCAGTCGCTCATCTCCTCTACTTCTTTTTTGTTCAGATAGTCAGCCGCAGCATAAACAAATCTACGAGGTGTAGGGGGCCGTTCATAAATCTCACCAAGAGTCTCCTCCATGATATCCCGATGAAGACGCCACGCAACAGCGACTGCTCGCCGAATGTCATCATTGATCTTTTTTCGTGAGACTCCGTAACGGTCGCCGAGAATACTATAGTAATCACGATGATATCCAGGTTCCAAAAGACTCTCTCGTGCAATATCGATTGCTTCGCCGAGTGTCTCAAAACTCACAAGGAACATCTCTAAGCCAAAGCATCTCAGCAAATTTCGTGTCTGGTTAGTCACAAGTTCACCCTCCTTTACAGCCGTACAGTGAACGCTGTGATCATACCACACCCAAGAACCAGCATACACTTCAGAATATCTTTTCCCGGCACAGTTACATGCACAACTTTGCCCTCTCGCCTAGTACGGGTGCCAATCCTGAAACCGCTCATGAATGCGTGCACATATAGACAGCACATCAAAGCAGCAAGCAAGAATCTTATCATACAGACTTCTCCCATCCGTTTTCTTTATCTACTGACGTTCGTTTGACTTTGCCAAGCACTACTCGCCATGCAAAGACCTCATCCAAATATCATGTAAACCAGAAGCAAGAACCATCCTGTATATCTGATGATTTTCTGTTTTTCTTTGCCGATGTTCTCAGCAAAAGACATTCCAATCGCGATAGCTTGCAAAATAACGCTTGCGAGCAGCACAATTCGCATCACTTCACCATAGAACCCTTTCCCGTCTGGTCATCCTTCGGCCAGTACGTGTAAATATCATCGAACACCACCGGGATCTTGCTCTGCAGTTCCTTCAGCAGCGGGCACATCAGTTCTCTCATCTGAGGATGGGCCGCCACAGGAGTACGCAGCTTGAAGATGTTGCGCCACTCACGGTAGTTGGCCGTGACCACGATCTCAGTCTTCAAGCACAGCGGCAGCACGCAGCGAGCCTGTTCGGGACGCATACCGAGTGCGATCATATCCTTATAAAGGATTTCTGCAGATTCGCAGGAATCAAGCCAAGTGCTGCCAGGCGTATATTCTGCGCTTTCACATTTCTTGTCAGTGTCGGTCACATCAATATAAAACGGCCGAATAAAGCTCAGCTCTCCACCAAACTTATCCTTCGAGTAGTTGCAGTACCGCGTGCTCTCCTGCGCAAAGCTCGCAATTCGGTGCCGCACCAGCTCATTGGCAATGCCACGATCGCACGTGAACAGCACGCTCAGCTGAGAATGCTCAAGCATGGCCTCGTGCCCTTGCTTCACCAGAAAGCCCACCAGCTTCTTCGCAGACTCCCCATCCGGCGTGATCTTATCCTCGCTCTTGTAGCAGACCCGGGCAACGCGCTCAATCTGCTGCAGCTCCTTGATGCCACCCTCAGAAATATCAGTGAGGATCTCGTACTTAGGTTCAACGATTTTCATAATTAAATCTCCTTTTCATCAGTGAATCCACCATTTCGAGCTGACTGAGGCTCTTTCCATTACCTCTTTGGGCCACCATACTGATGCCAATATCCTCGATCGGGATAATGTATCCGAGATGAGCCAGTTGCTTATGATCGCAAGTTTCCACCTTCGGACACTTCTGGCATTTAGGTGCAAGTATCGTAAGTGCTCCGAAGTCGTTGTTCATGTTGTCCACTCCGATATCATTTTGCACTCCCAATCCCCACAGATATCACCCGAAGCATGTTTCTTTGCAAACGCCATGCCCTTCTTGATGGCCTCCTGCTTATTCTCTGCTTTGACTTCAAAAGCCTGATGTCCACCACCATTGTCGGTACATTCAAACCAAAATATGTACTTCATATATCAGCCAGCCTTTCTCTATCAGGATCTCGCAAAATAGAATCCCAGTCTCTAATAAGTTTCCGTAAGCCATGATCATCTGCTATTGGGTTCATCGTTTCTTCATCATATTGCACTATGACACTGCCTGCTTTATCGCATCCAAATCCGCAATTCCGACACTGAATCTTATACTTGATTTCCAGGCTTGTCCCAGTGGTCGCTGTTCCGTATACAGTTGGCCTCACTTTTGAATAGCATACCGGACAACATCTCATATAAAATCCTCCAAAATCGAGTCAATCAGAATCTCCAGTACCCGGTTTAAGCCCGCCACCACACGATATGGCCACGGTTCTTTCGGCTTCACCCGGGAAGGGGTATAAGACTTTCTCAGCGCACCATAAAGCCACCTGTCGAACTGTCCAAGTGAAATATCATTCTCCATGCACCATTCACGGACATCTACGTAGCTAATGTCGCCATTCATGCAAAGCTCGACCACATCACGCAACTTAGCGTTCGGCTTGATCAGGGTATCTTTTTGAAGCTCGTAATCCTCAAAATACAAGTCCTCGCGTGACCCGTCAGGCCTGCGAATAACTTGTGCAAAAGCTTTGCCATCCGCATAAAGCGTCGTAACATCCTCATCAATGTCGATTCGAGGGATGTCGTACCTCCATATGGCCTCAACAACTTCTTCGTAGTCAATCATATCGCACCTCACAGCAGAATCCGAAACCAGATAAACCAAAGCACCTTCAGCGTGAATGCAATAATGATGGCCCAAGCGCACAAAATAAGTGTCAGCGCAATAGCCCGGCCAAGAAATTTGCCAACTTTCGTCCAAATATCAGTCACTTTTCGTCAACCCTTTCAAAACCTGCAAACTTTCCAAAGCCAATATTTCCATGCTCGCAGTGGTGAACCGGTTCATATTTTTTCAATTCAGGCACATGATTTAGAGCATCGGCTAAACCGACATAGCAGAGACCATCATTGAATTTCTGTTCGCATAAGCTGCATTTGTAAGCTGGAAAATAGAATGTTGTCACCCCACACACCTCCTAACTGCATCCACCCGGCACTCCGCAGCGTTCAACTCGAAAATAGCCGCATCCACAAATTCCGGGTCACAGTGCTCGAAGTGGTTCCGAGCCACCTCCAAGGCCTGCAAAGCCTCCCGCAGCGTATTGACTGTCGTCGGGATTGGCTCCATGCGGAATATCTTTTTGGCATACTCAGCAATTTTTTGCAGCATATTTCCTGCACCTCCACATCTTTGTAACCTGACGAGCAGTCAGCCAACCTTCTACGTCATCATGGCCAAGCAGCTGCGCACCCATCGCCTCGATAAGCCCCTGCTCAAAGCCATAGGAACCCCAACCCCAAATGCCATCCCATGTACGATTTCCAGCAGCATCATATGCAATAATTTGCTCACCACCATCATGCCGTCCGCCAGGAAGAAACTCCTGATTGTCCGGTCTATCCATCTCTGGCCAACGGTGTCCATAAGTATGCGGAACCTTAGCGTGCTTCAGCAGAATATCCAACTTCTGCATCTCAGTCATGCAACTCCGAACCCGCAGCTTCCAAGTTTTTTTCGACATGTTTCTCATTTTAGATTTCTCCTTTGTATTCCTGATATTTTACGATTTTGGTTGTTTCAGACTGGATATGATGCAGAATGTCGGCCATTTCAAAATGGCCATCTGCGGCCAACACTCCAGCAATAGCATTTAACGAATTCATATCGGTCATCGTAAGATTGACTTCAGGAATAACCTCGACACGTTCTTCACTGATAAAAGAGCCATATTCTCCACAATAATGGCACTTTATGCGTATGCGTCTCATTAAAATTCTCCATTCGATGATAAAAATAAAGAGCCGCAGATTTCTCCACGGCTCTTCACCTTTAATCTTCTCTAATTAGTTTCTCATATTCCTCATGTGTAATATACTCGTTTCTAAGTGCATCATACAGTCCGCAAAAACGGCCATTGTGATATCCGTATTTATACCCGCTGTCCCAAGCCTTGTTCCATGTCTCAGATTTGATCATATTGATCTTCGGTCTAATACATGTGTCATAAGCTTCAAACAGCAGTAATGCTACGGCACCGCACGTACATGCCATTTTTACAATAACCTTCAATGCTTTTTTCATAACAAATATCTCCTTTCAAATATGAGTTCACCTCATAAAGGAACTTGTTATTTTCGCGCCTTCTCCTCGAACTTCACGGGCTTCTTGCTGCCCTCCCGTGCACACTCCGTCAGGCACTCGTTGCAGGGTTCATCCGTCTCCAGCACATTGAAGTTCTTGCACTTCGGACAGTAGGTCGCATAGTCCACTTCGCGCATCCAGTCATTCATCAGGCTTCACCTCCCGAACGATTGTTACATTCCCACAATGAGGGCAAGTCGTCATCGCTCCGTCTGGAATATTGGTATACTGTGACCTTTTGCGGACCCACCATTCAGTCGGCGCTTCAAAATGACTACCACAGGAACTGCAGACAACTGTGATAAGCGGTTCATCGTTCGAGCTTTTCATCTTTACTGCAAACCTATCATCCAATTCCGGATGGGTCACCCGCTGGTTCAGTGCCCAGAGGAGATTCCAGCAGGCAGCGCGCAGGTGATCCTCATCGTCCATTCCGACCATGTACTTTGCCAGATGCCGAGAAGCACTGTCCAGCAGCGAATGCAGCGGGATGCCCTTGTCCACATTGTGCTCACCATACTTCAGCGCACCTTCCTCGCAGTGCTTGCTGACCTCAATGATACCATACCAAGGCAGAAGATCCATCCGCCCCTTTCCTGCATGCATATCACGCTTTGCACCGGTTTCAAATTCCGTGCGATCTCCACTATCTTTAATCATTTAGTTTCTCCTTCCAGTATTGCAGTAGGAATGTCCTGCATCAAAAATGAGTAATCAGATTCTTGCAACTCATCATCCCACATATTGACAATGGTGAGGAACGCAGTGTCCCTATAAAAGAGTTCCGCAAGTTTTATTTCACCCATTTTCTGAAGCCGATGAGCCGCCTGCTTACTCTGTCTTGCAAAATGGCATCTCGGATGGAAGAACTGCTCCGGACTCTTGATAACTTGAATAACTTTTCGCCGAGCACAAGAGCCCGCCGACTCATAATGGCATCTATCATCGAGTAAATACCCGATGATTTCGCCATCTAGCTTCACCACAATTTCCTTCCAGATAGCCGAAAGCGGACTGTTCGGTGCAGGTGTGTACGAAAATCCTCTCCACTTTCGCCAAAGTGGTTACTGAGGAGGATACTTTGGATTTTCTTGCGAGTTTTCTTAGAGATATTCATATTTCAACCTCCATAGAATTTCCTTTCGTTAAATGCTTTCTTTGAGTTCAGTGCCCTTGAAATCGCCAGATCAATGCCCGCTCTGCTCTTCAAATGATAGTAGAACAGATCCTTGTACGGCGTGTTCAACCGGTCAATCCGCCCAGAAGCCTGCTCCATAACCTTATAGGAGTAGTTCTGGGAATAAAATATAATGGTATCCGTCTTAATGCAGTTCCAGCCCTCGGCACCGGCGTTGTACTGCACAAGATAAATCCATTTGTCCGTATCCGGTATTGGTTGATGCTTGTGACCATTCCACTGAGCCACTTCTACGCCGTTACCATAAGGAAGATGCAGGAGAATATCCAGCTCATAGTCAAAGTTATAAAAAATGATGACCTTCGGCTTTGTTCTGCAAATATCCAGAACTTCCTGCTGCCTACTAGGATCAGTGTTCACAAGTTTCCGCAGCAAATAGCAGAACTCGCTGGCCGTTTCAATAGGTCGATTTTCATAAGGGTTCCAGCGAGATTTATGGATTTCCTTGTACTTTAGCCGGTCAAAATCCACATACACGGTCTCATGGTGCGGAATCGTCGGACGCTTGAAGTCCATATCCACAAGAATCCTATCACGCAGTCTGATAAGCCGAGTTGTGTTAATGTATCGGTCAATTTTCGGAAACTTGGAAAAACGACTATAGATTACGTGTTCATTGTTGAACTGCGTCCGGTTTTTATAGAATCCGTTTGCAATAAACACTGGAATGTAATCTGTCCAGCAATCTCCCGGAGTAGCGCTCAGAAGAATCCAGTCATTCTCCTTCGTGATTTTCAGGAAGGATTTGACCCATTGCCCGCTGCCAACAACTCTCTGCTCATCAAATATAAAGAAGGCATCTTTCGCCCCGATATACTTTCTGACGTTGTTCCAAGAATCCACCACAACCTTATGATGATACATGGCCGCTTTTTCATCTGTTGTCATCATAAACGGAAGCATTTCTTCTTCCCACTCGAGTGTATCTCGCTTGCGTGCCGTCGTGATGATATACAGATCCTGCGGAGGATCGTGCATCTTCACATACCGCTTGGTGTTGATCTGCCCCCCATTCTTGATGTAGTAGAACGCCAGACCTGTCCGACTTTTTCCGCTGCCGACACCACCGCATAAAATGCAGCCATTTCGCATTCGATTGACTGCATCCTGCTGGTAATCATACAGTGCTACTCCAGACACTTCGTTCGCCTCACTTCCTTGTGTACATGAATAGCTTCAGGACGGCAATGGTTCTCGTATGCCAGTAATGCAATCGTTGCCTCCTCTTCATCCTCGCCTTCGCCGAATAGCGTATAGGCAAACAGCTCTTTTCCATTGTGCTCAAAGACTTTCCATGTGTGCAATTTGTCTTCCATGTCAGTACCTCGTAAAAAGAAAGAGCCACAGATTTCTCTGCAGCTCTCTCGATCCTAAAGTCGAATGCCCTGTGTTTCCAGAATGTTCTTGAAAATAGCGCAGTTTTCGATTGTACTTCTGTACATGCTTGCCCTACAATCATTCCGCAGTCCGTGATAATTATCAATCGCGTACACCGACTCCACACTGGGATTATGTAATCTCAGCATAGAGGCCCAATATACAAGATTGTTAATTGTAATGTCTTCCTCCGTAATGAAATGGTAAGCCAACACTCGATACATTTTATCGGCTCCGCCAAGTCCATAAATATAAACCTGTCTGGTCATTCAAACCATCTCCTTTCATAAAGCATCAAGTATTTTTCGCGTTAATAGGTTTGTATTTTATTTTCAGCAAGGTAATTTCTGCAATTGTGTCAAGATCTTCAAGTTCCTTGTCGATGGTACGATTCTTATCTTTTATGCCATCGCATATGATCCGACGCTGGGTTTCCGTGAGTGCTTCATAAATAGTCATCGAGTCCGCTCTCCTTTTTCATTAAATATCAGACATAATGTCATGGTGGGTCAGGTGGGATTTGAACCCGCGATCAAGCAGTTATGAGCTGCCAGCTTTCAGCCAGACTAAGCTACTGACCCAAAATAAAAGAGCCGCAGATTTCTCCACGGCTCCAGGTTGTTTTATTTTAGAGTGTCTTACTCTTCCGGATCACAGCAATCGATTTTCAGATGAGTTCTTCCCCGTTCGTCGATCTCATGCCAGAATTTCTCCGGTTGGTGGAACAGCTTCTCATATTTGTCGATGTACTCCTGCGAAAGGTCGCCGAAGTCATCTTCCGTCAACCCTACAATAAGGAATGTACCGGCAATCACATCAGTAGGTGTACCATCTACATCCATGAGAGTCCGGTTAAAGCTAACACCAATCAGTTTTCCTTCCTCATTGCAGATAAGTGCAACCGGATCGTCCCACGGGTAGACCGCCTGAATCGGGCCGGCCACTTCTTTCTGAAGAGATTTGAGTGAGCCGTCGATTTCAATAACTTCAGGATACTTCTTGGGCTGGATTCTCAAGACTTTCATAATTCAACCTCCAAAAATCAAAATATAAGTCTGAGCTGCTGCCTCTGAGAACGCCATTTGCGACGTGGGCACTCACTGGCTGGGCATTCAACCGAGGACTAACCTCGGCACTCAGAAATATCATTTAATAAATTTCGAGGTTTGCTACACGCTCATCAATGCGCTTCTGTTCGATGACATCCGGTGCAATGAAGCTGATGTTCACAATGTAGGACGGAATGCCGTAGCTTTTCGCCGTGCGGTTTTCGATGATACAGCCACGATAGCTCTTGTCCTCGTCGTAGATGCCAATGAAGTAGTTTGCTTCCGACATCTTCTTGATGCTCTCACCGAGATACCAGAGAGCCTGGTTGCTATTCTCAGGAGGATCGCCCTCAAAATAAGTCGGAATGACCTCCAGTTCTTCACCAAAGACGGCCTCTGCAATCCGATGCATCTGCTCCATTGATGCTTTGATGGCGTATTCCGTGCGACCACGCATCGGACAGCTAATAAACAGTTTCTTCATGTTATCCTCCTTAGTACGGCAAATCGTTCGGGTCGTTGGGTTCGGCCATCTGTGCGTAACGGTCTGCATACGGGTCGTTGTCCGGGGCCTGCTCCACGTACATCACATCAGCGTACAGAGTATACTCACCGGGAGCATTACGCTTTTCGACAAGATTTGCCTGGCAGCAGACGTTCTTGACACGGATAAAGTCGAGCTGACCGATTGTCTCCGGCGTGCACAGAAGGCGCTTGCCCTGCAGGGTGATCCAGTAGACATGCGGCGGCCACTTGGAATCAACGTTGACCGTGACCGGCACATAGTAGGTCGGCACAAACGGCTCGTCATAAGTGTAGTTGGGGTTCGGGTGGGTCTCCTTAACGTTGATGCCCATCGCCTTCATATCCATGGCCTGCTCAACCGTAGGGATCACGATGTTGACGCGGCGCTTGTCCGAGCCAAAACGGTCACGGGTGGGATCACCGGAGAAATTAGTCTGGAAGATGAAACGGGTATCATCGATGTTTACTTTCTGACGCTTCTGGAACATAAATATCAATCTCCTTACCTTATTTATAATGTGTTGTAGTTATTGAACGGCGTAGAGTGCTCAACGTATTCGTCGATCAACCGGCAGCCAGCCTTGACTCGGACTCATCCGTCGGAATCTTTTGCTTCAGCCCGATATGCCATGCAGCCTTCTTCATAGCAGTCCATAAACTGACCTTTTTCATGTGCCGAATACTCGCTCTCGTACTTCTGAAACGGGCATTTCACCTTCATTCTCCTCGTTCAGCCTTTGCGGCAGTTATGTGGGCGAGTTCGTGTACGGTCTTTACCGTAATCGCTGCAGCCTGGTTCAGACCGGCCATAATGTCCGAGATCGAACCAATAGAGCCAGGTTCCTTCTTTTTCTTCTTAGTGTACTGCTTGAAGACCTTATGGAACCGGTTATCATTGCCTGCCATCTTCTTGACAATGGCCATGGCAAGCCCTTTTTCCGTATCGAAAGTATCTTCCGGGCCACACTTTACTACGGTTTTGGTCCCGTCAGACCACAGGACGACCGTTGCCGGATCATTGAAGATGACTTTGCAGATGCTGACACTGCACATGCCGAACTTCACAATATCATTCTTCTTGGCCTGCTCCATAGACTGGCGAGAGTAGTCAATCGCCATTCCTTTGTGTATAGCCCTTGTGAGTTCATGATTGTCCATAAGCACCACTGGGGGCAAATCAGGGCACATGTTCCAATTCCAATAATCCTTTCTCATTTATCTCACCTCAAAATTTCTTGCAGCCTCGTCCTGAACGTCATCCCACGGCATATCAGGTTTCTGCCAAGGGGGCATGCCAGCATCATCCGCTACGAACAACTCATAGTCACCGTATTTTGCGATGGCGTCTGCAGCATCATCGGCCATTTTGTCAAAATAAGAACGGTCGATATCTTTCTCCATCTGGAGTTCATGAACCATCTCACTTTCAAGCCAGCGATAGCCCTTGGAGCCTCCGACTGCTGCATAGGTCTTTTCTCCAGCATCATTAACGCCAGACTCCCGCAGCAGTACAGCACCACCACATCCGGGTTTGATGGGGCAGAACGAACCAACACGGCCGACGAAGATATATTTGTGCTCGCCCTCGGGCAGGTCTTCGTTCTTGTCCAGATAAATAGCGCCCTTGGAAACAGTCTTTGTCTGGCAAAGGTCCGCAAATACCACCGGCTCATGCGAGAACAAGGTCTTGAACACGTACGGAATCTGAAACTGTGTTCCAGTGGCTGTCCACTCCCTGCTGTGCTCCTCGTTCTTTTCCGGCATATAACCGTACTGCGCCTGACACTGGTCTGCATCCAAATATCTGGCAATGTACACAGCATCGTTCACAAGGCACATTTTCTCGTATGTAGCCTCGTGCTCGAAGGTGTATCCGTATTTTTCAGCGAATTTCATACAGAAGTCGATGATCTCCGGTGTTGCATCAGGGATCTTGATCGAATCCGTTTTTATGTGCGCCACTGCAAATCCGCGCTGCTGCACCTCATCCTGCAAGGTACGCATGAACAAAGCACCACGCAGGGCTACAATGTTGTTTGCGTTCTTCCGGTTTCGGAACGGATTTTCAAAAGTTGCACTGGTCAGACCGTACACCGAATTGATAGCGATCTTCAGAGCCTGCGACAATGCTTTCGCCTGCTTCGGATCATCCAGATACTTGGCCAGTTTACCGTTGAAGAGCTTCTTGGCCTTGTCATACTCCTTGTGTTTGACATAGATACGAACATCCATCAGGTCATTGAAGTTCTTGGTGTACTCGCCGAAGTAGTTGAGCGCGACTGCCGAATGCGGATGCAGAGACGCCACGTCCAGCAGAGCCACATTCCAGTACATGCCGGGTTCAGCATAGACATAGCCACCCAAACCCAAATCCGTACCGCGGAACATATTGTGCATCCGGCCATCCTCGCCTTTGACCCACTCGTATCCGGGGAAAGCATTGAGATAAGTGTTCTTAGTGAGAATATCAGGCTCCACCTCAATCAAATCGTCGGATTCACCGGTGGCAAGATCCGTATAGACCAGCCTGGGACTTTTCTCTTTGCCAAAGATGATTCGCGTAGTCAGACTGTTGGTCGTGTCGTTGACCGTCATACCTGCCACATCCGCCAGAATTTCTCGGGCAACAAAGTCCGCGTGTCGAGCATTGAACACGGCTTCTGTTGCCAGAACGTCGTTATCGCAATACCGTGCAACTTCTTCCCACTTCTCTTCCGGCACAGGCTGATCCCAAGGCAGTCCGAGCTCCTGATGATGAATACCCAACTCGATCTCGAACTTCTTCAGACTCTGCTTCTTGGCACTGAAATCGTAAATATCAGTGTAAGAGAAGTTATACGCTTCGCCAAAAAAGCCCGTATGTTCGTTGATGATCTGCTGAGATAGATTGTAAATTGCCTCAACCGACCACCCGATCATACGGGCATAGAGAATGTGGTTATCGTACTTACGGTTATTAAAGCCAATCAGCCGATACTGCGCGAGTTTTGCAATATCGTCTGCGCTCGGGTTGATGAGCCGGTAGACTGTCGGTTCCTCTTTGTCCGGTGTGCTTTGGAACTTCCAGTTGACCAACAGCAGGTTCGGGAACACTTCGCAATCAAAGAAAACGATCGGTGCCTCATAAGTTACTACTGCAGTCGGCTCCTTGGATTTGAAGTGCATTTTAGACACGATTTTCAGGCATGCATCCGCCTGATTCGTGCTTGATGCAGCGAAGCCCAGGATACTGTTACGCATATCATCCACGTCATAGGTAAGGTCGCTGTTGTAGGCGTCCTCAAGAATTTTATAGATGAAATCGATGGACGGTTTGGTGTAGGGATGAATTTCCTTGTTGAGATTGCGCATGATGAGGACACGCAGCGCTTTCTCACTTTGGACGCGATCAGTGCTAACCATTTTTTCTCCCTTCATTGGTAAACCGGAGCTGATGGGCGCTACCGGAATATCATTGCATTTCGAGAGCTTTCTCCGCAGTGAGCTCTTCCCGGTAAAGACTTTGACCTCGATATGCTCATCATAGATTCTACTGAGCTTTGAAGCATCTCCTGAATAAATATAATGCAGGTGGATGCCCGCACCGGATTTACTCAGTTCTGCATAGGTTTTTGGCCACTTGCTTGCCGCTTCCAGATTCCGTTCAAAGGACTTCTTGCCGTCCTCTCCCGGAATATCAAAGTCGATCACGATGTGATTCTCAGGCACCTTGACGTAATGTAGTCTGCTCGTGTCCAGATCCGCCAGCTTTGTCTTTACCTTTTCCCATTTCTGAGTAGGTGTTCCGGTTTCATTGGCATATTGGGCAGGGCAGTCCTTACAAATATCATCCAGAACCGAGTGCTGAACTTTGAAATCGATCCACGACTTTGCTTTTTCCGGAATCGACGCTCCAAAGTCCGATTTCTTCTCGAACTTTTCTGTCTTGAAACCACTGTAGTAGCTGCGGATACGTTCACCACTGTCCGTGTTGACACGTTCCTTGTAATCGCGGAAGTAGTTCATAAGATCTTCCTTGAAGACCCGCCGGGAACTCATGTACGGAACGTTTGTGCTCGTGCAGAAGTTCTTGTACATCTCCCATGCAACCTGCAGCGAAACACCGTCTTCCTTCTTGAAGACATAGTAACTGTCCTCCATGAAGTTGTACATATCATTGGATGCACTCAGCATACGGATGGGAATATAATCGTCATAGGCATGTTTGTTGTTCTCATAGACATTCCGGCAATACCACGCAATGGCCCCCAGCTCGAAGTCGATCTGTGAGATCAGTTCCTCGTACTTCTTAGCAGGCACCTTGTTCCCAGTCGGCTCCACATCAATTAGCCGTCGAACGATACCCGATTTTGCATTTGTGATGCGCACCGGGTTGTTGGTACCAAGAATGAGGAAGCACTTGAAGCGGTTTTCATAGGCAGACTTAAACTTCTCGTTGACTGTCATGGACTCATGAGAGACCAGCGAGTTGATGCGAGTGTTGTCTTCGATGCGGCTCAAATCA